CGTATCGGGAAACTGATTTGCATCGACAACGGGAACTCGGAGTGGGTGCCCAAGACGCACAAGGCGCAGGAAGTGTTCGTGTGGCGGATGCCGTCGAATCTTGGTGTGGCCGCGTCGTGGAATCTGGGCATCAAGGCGACGCCGTTCTCGACCGGGTGGATGTTGGTGAATCATGACGTGCAGTTCGGTGAGGGTGGAACGGCCGCGTTCTATGCGTCGGCCACGCAAAGCAACATGGTGTTGGGTGGTAAGCCGAACTGGTCGTGCGTCTGGATTGGTAGCCATGTGGTGCAGCAGGTCGGGTTGTTCCATGAGGGTTTTCATCCCGCGTATTTTGAGGACACGGATTTCGAGAGTCGTGCGAGGCGTGCGAACGTGGAGATCGTGTTGTCTACTGCTGCGGTGAATCACCGCAACTCGAGCACGCTGGCATCGAGTGAGAAGTTTCAGCAACGAAACTCTCTCACGTTCCAGTCCAACCTGCACCGGTTCAACGAGCGGCAGGAGCGGCCGTGGCAAGAGTTGCGGGATTGGGAGTTGGAGCGAAGGTTGTTGCAGTCGTGGGATTGAAGCTGGTTGTGGTGTGCCCTGGTGGGGCGGTGACTGGTGGTCCGCATGCGATGCATCAGTTGGTTTCGGTGGCGAATGAGATTGAGCCGGGGTCGGCTGCGATTCTGTATCAGCCTCATGCGGTGACTCCTGAGCCGTATCGGCGCTACAACTGTCCGGTGATTGAGATGAATCGGGTGCCGTCGGATGCGTTGATTGTGTTGCCTGAGATTTGGCCTGAGTTGTCGCAATGGTTTCCGAGGAATCGTGCGGCGTTGTGGTGGTTGAGTGTGGACAACTTCGGTTCGCACGGCCAGACAGATGTGTCTGGTATTGGTCTGCATCTGTGTCAGTCGGAGTACGCCTGGCGTCATGTCCGCTGGAAGATGAGCGGCAAGTGCATGATGTTGACGGATTGGGTGGAGGTCGCCGAGTCTGAGCAGGTTCGTGGTGATCGGGTGGTGGTGAATCCGGCGAAGGATGCCGGGTTGATGCGCCCGTTCATGGCGTCGAATCCTGACGTGGAGTTCGTTGAGTTGCGCGGGTTGGACCGTCTCGGGGTGGCGGGAGTGTTGCGGTCGTCGGGTTTCTACATCGACTTCGGTCGGCATCCTGGGCGGGACCGTCCGCCTCGTGAGGCGGCGTTGGCTGGGTGTGTGGTGTTGTCGGTGTTGAACGGGTCGGCCAGATTGTCGGAGGACATGCCGATTGGTGACGAGTTCAAGTTTGATTCGTTGTCGGATGCGAACCGCAAGTTTGAGTCGGTGCGTGAGGATTGGGCGGATGCTTCGGATTGGCAGGCTCCGTATCGTCGGCAAATCGCTCGGCAGCGATACATCTTCACCAGCGAGGTTCATGCGTTGTTGGAATCGCTGGGTTGAACGAAGAGTAGGATTGACCCGTCATGGCGATCACCAACGGCTACGCGACCCGCAACGAGGTGAAGGCGGCGCTACGAATCGGCACGGCCGACACCGTTGACGATGTCCTGATTGACAACTGCATCGGTGCCGCATCCCGGCTGATTGACGGGTATTGCAACCGCCAGTTCTGGGCGGCCGCATCGGCCACCCCGCGAGTGTTCCAAGCCAACACCGAATACGTCTGCGACGTCGACGACTTCTACACCACGACAGGTTTCGTCTTGAAGACCTCCTCGTTCGCCGACGGCAACTTCGATACCACGTGGGCATCCACCGACGTGCAGCTCGAACCGTTGAACGGCGTGCTCGATGGGCTCACTTGGTCATACGACAAGTTGCGTGCAATCGGCAACTACCTCTTCCCGACGGTGAACGCGAACTATGGCGAGCAGGCGTTGGTCCAGGTGACTGCTTCGTGGGGTTGGGCGAGCGTGCCAGAGCCGATCATGCAGGCGTGCATCATCCAGTCGTCGCGCATCTTCAAGCGGTACGATTCGCCGCTCGGCGTCGCCGGGTTCGGCGACCTTGGTGCTATCCGTGTGTCTCGATTCCTCGACCCTGACATGGCTCAGCTCGTCGAGCCGTATCGACGCATGCGGATGTTCGCCTGATGCCAGCCACAATCAGCCAAGTCAAAGACGGGTTGAAGACCGCCATCAACACCGTCTCAGGTTTGCGTGCGTTCGACTATCAGCCCGACCAGGTGAACCCGCCATTCGCATGGCCGACACTCGACACCATCACCTACCACCAGACCGGCATGGCCAGCGGTGGTGTGGTCATGAACTTCACCGTCACGCTCGTGGTCAATCGGGCATCGGAACGAACCGCCCAAGACCAGCTCGACCAATACATGTCGTGGGATGGAGCCAAGTCGCTTCGTGCCGCCATCGAAGCAGACCGCACGCTCGGCGGTGTGTGCGACGACCTGATCGTCACCAACGCCGAGAACCTGACGAACATCGACGCCAACGACACCCTGTATTTGGCGGTTGATTTCAAGGTCACGGTGTACGCTTAGAACATGGCGAAATACCTCGTCTCTGGACCATTCCCTGTGAGCGGCGTTCAGCCGGGCGGACATGTGGACGGAAGCGGAATCGACGATGTAGAGTTGTTGATTGCGGCGGGCATTCTGACGCCAGTCGAAGAATCCAAGAAAACCTCAAAGGCCGATAAGGCAGGAGACAAATAGTCATGGCAAAGCTGGTCCTCAAAGACGCGAACATCGTGTTCAACGGAACCGACATCTCAGCGAACGTCGCGTCGGTGACGCTGTCGACCACCGCTGCCGAAGTGTCCACCACCGCATTCGGAGCCACCGCTCAGACTCGCGTCTCGGGTCTCATCGACAACTCGGTGACGTTCAGCGTGCACAACGACTACAACGCCATCGACGGATTGTTCTTCCCGCTCGTCGGCTCGACCGCTGTCACTGTCGTCATCAAGCCGAACGGAACTGCTGCTGCTTCATCGGCCAACCCGAGTTTCACGTTCCAAGCCCTCGTCACGGAATGGACCCCGGTGAACGGAGCGGTTGGAGAGCTTGCTACTGCGGACATAACCCTGCCAATCTCGGGCGCAATCACCAAGGCCGTCGCCTGATCTAACCCAACAACACAAGGAGCTAGGCAATGAAACTCGGGTTGACCGTTCACGGCACCGACGGCAAGAAACGACTTGCAGTCGTGGCATTCGCAGACTTCGTCAAATACGAAGAAATCCACGACAAGTCGATGGCCAAGGTCGAAGCAGAGATGAAGGTGCGCGACCTCGCCTGGTTGGCGTGGCATTGCGAACGCCGCAACAAGGTCACCGCTCTCGAGTTTGATGCGTGGCTGGACACGGTTGACGAGATTTCGGCGGCTTCCGGGGAGGACAAGATTGTCCCTTTGGAGAGCAGTCAGCCCACTGGCTGATCGCCTATCTGGCGGTCGAGACCGGCATCGCGCCGTCGGTGTTGCTGACTGAATCACCTCGAATGCTCTGGACGATGGTGGCGTATCTGCGTTGGCGTACCGTGAAGCAGAATCCGAACACGCCCTACAATCGGTGACATGCCCGACAACAGAATCACCATCGGTCGTGCCGGTGACGTCGGATTCGCCGCACCTGGTCTCATGGACTTTCTGCGTGAGGCCAGTCAAGCGTTGCCGGACTTCAACAAAGAGATGCGAATCGCAGCCCAAGAGGTTGCGCAGCACGTCGTAGATCGGGCCAAGGCGAACGCAGGGTCGCAACCAAAGCACGGTCAGCAGCGACCGGGTTCTTCGGGGTTGTCGCAGGCTCAGGCGGTGGTGAACGGTTTGCGTGCTAGACGTGACCGTATCCCGACCATCAAGCTCGACCACAAACGCGGGTTCGTTTCGGCTTCACGACCGAACCGCAAACGCAAGACCAAGGTGACGATGGGCGACGTGTTCTTCGGTGCCGAGTTCGGTGGCCGTCGCCGACCCACGACCATGCAGTTTCTTCGGCATCGTGGTCGGCAGGGCTACTTCTTCTGGCAGGCGGTTCGAGACAACAAGTCCTTCATCGCCGAAGAGTATTCGGCTGCCGTTGACCGCGTATTCAAGAGGCTTGCAGCAGGAGCCCGCTGACGGTAGGGTGACCATAGGAGGCCCGCCATGCCTACTGACATCAAGGCAGTCAAGTTTGACGACCTCAAGACCATCCACCCAAAGCAGTTCGCCATCTCGTGGCTCGGCCTTGAGGCGTCGCTCACCCACAGCATCGAGAACGCTGACAAGACGAAGCGTGACCTCTGGTCGCCGGTCGAGTATTACCACCTGTCAACGCGAGGGAATCGCAACTTCAAGAACGTGACATGTCTCGTCGTCGACATGGACGGCGAATCATTCGACTACGCCAAGCTCGACGGGCTCGAGTATCTCGCCTACACGACATGGTCGCATCAGCCTGGTGACGAGCACTGGCACTTGGTTCTGCCGCTGGCCAAGCCCGTGCCAGGACACATGTGGAGTGAAGTGTGGGTGCAACTGCTTGAGCGCATCAACGTCGTCGGTGACCCGCAGACCAAGGACCCTGCCCGCATCTTCTATCGTCCGCAGCATCGCCCAGGTGTCGTGCCTGGGTTCAAGCGTCAGCATGGTGTGCGACTCGATCAGGGTGACATCTCGGTGTTCACGGGTCGCCGTTTCTATCCTTCGCCGCGCACGACGACATCGTCGGCGCGTCACCGCTATTGGGATGAGGCGTGGTGGAATGAGCCGCAGGATTTGTCACGATTCAACGGGATGACGACGCAGCAGATTGCGGTGAAGTTGCGTGCCGAGTTCGCCGACCTGAGAAAGAGCCTCTCGCACACTGAGTAGAATCGGCGGTCATGGCCGTCGAACGTTCGTTCCTTGTCAAGCTGCTGGCCGACCCGAAGGAACTGTTCAAGGCGTTCCAGCAGATTCAGGACAAAGCCAAAGACAGTCTGGGTGAGGCTGATAAAGAAGCCCTGAAACTGTCGGCTTCGTTCAACAAGATTGCGGTCGCCTCAACCGCCGCATTTGCGGGTACGGCAGCTCTCATCAGTTCGGCCACCAAGGCCGCGATTGAAGATGAGGCGGAGCAGGCGCGTCTCGCCAAGACGTTGAGTGTGGTCGCTGGGGCGACGAAGGAAACGATTGCGGAGACGGAAGCGTTCATCGCGGCCCAGATGCGCTCGACGACGTTCACGGATTCGGAGATGCGTCCGGCGCTCGAGGGTCTGGTTCGTAGCAGCGGTGACGTGGCGAAGGCTCAGCAGCAACTGAAGTTGGCTATGGAC